CAACAAGTTTATTAAGATCCACCAGCTCACCCAGGTCACCCCGGAAATGCTCGCCATTGCCGAAGCTGAGGCTTGCCAAAACATAGTCGCGAAGAGGAACCCCGCTAGGCAAGAGGAAGGCCTTTACGGGTCCACCGCCTTCGCCACTAGCACTATCTCGTGCTTTAACAAGCAGCAAGACAAAGCCGGTCTCAAAACTGAGACCTGGCTGCAAGGCAACACCACCAGCACGGGCGGTTATAAGTTCAAGGGGGGACAACCCATCTCCGCCTCCCCGAAAACTATTAACCACATCTGCATGGCTTACGTGCGTTGCTTGGAGCTTGAAATCATAAGATGCCGTCGCCCAGGAGTCCATCTCCCGAACGGCACTAGCACAGAGGACTTCAAGCAGCGCATCGACGCCGACATCCGAGCCTTGCCAGAAGGCAGATACCAAACTGTCTGCACTGATATCAGCGAGCAAGACACTACTAAGACTGCCGCGGTTCACGAGCTCGTGAAAAGGTTGTTCCGTATCATCGGAACCCCGGAGCACGTCATTGACATCTTGTTCAGTACCATCCGGGCATGGGCAGCTCGCGGCCTTGATTACACCCTCTGGACCTTGGATGCGTTCCAGAGCGGCACCGCCATGACTTATCTCAACAACACTATAGATAACATGGCCCGGGTCGGCAGCGCGTACGACGTCACTGCACCATTCGTCGCAGGATTTAAAGGCGATGACGGGTTCATCAGGTCGCAACAAGTGACACGCATCCACACTTTCAACGAGTTGAAAGTGGAGGAAGGGGTGACCGGCACTTTCGTTGGTTACCTCATTGGCGACGAGTTGACGATCGACTTACCAAGACTCGCCAACAAAGCCGCCTGCCGCACCTACACCACCAAGCAGCAGGCCGACGAATACGCGACTGCTGTCGTCGATTGGCTTCACCTCATCCGGAATAATGATGAAGCCCAACACATGATCACAGTGAATGCTTTTCACTACCAACTTTCAATCGCAGAATGCGAAATCCT